TACCCACCTTATATATTGGCTAAATACTTTGTCTAATTCTTTTTTAAGTTTTGCGTGTGTTTTTGTCTTTTTAGCCATTCTTTAATTACTATAATAGTATTTTTTTAAATAATGCCATAAGTACATCAACAGTTATGCTATTACCTGCTTGTTTATATAATTGTGTATCTGATAAACCTTTAACACTAAAAAAATCGTTATCTTTAAAGCCTTGCAATCGCCAACATTCTAACGGTGTTAATCTTCTTATTTTTTTTGTGTTTGTTTTAACTTCAAAACATGGTACATCACCACCTACTTTAAGACATTTACTAATACCATCTTTACTAATCGGTTTATCTTCTACTTGTATATATTGCTGGTCGCGTCCACCTTGCTTATAATAACCTGCTAGTATACAGTTTGATATATCGTTATAAATAGTATTGTTATTATGTCTTTTAAGTCTTTCTTTTGCTTTATCACTTAAATAGTATTTGTCTTTTACAGTTATATAATTATCTGTATCAGCTTTACCCATTTTAAATACTCTTGCATTTATAGTTTTAGCTATATCTGTATCTATTGTCATTTTACCAGATTGCCAATTACCTTTTGATGCTTGGAATATAGATTTACACATTTTATAACTTAAATGATACTTATTATTAGTATTATCTTGTAACAAATCTTTTAGCTTTAATTTTAACTTTATTGACTTAGGAAAGTTAAAATTTTTAAAGTCTTTAAATCCTACTATAAATATCCTTTCTCTATTTTGTGGTATGCCATAGTTTTTTGTGTTTAATACTTGCCAATATATATGGTAACCTAAACCGTCATCAAACATATCTAGAATTATTTGCCCATTTTGTGTACCACCGTTATTACTAAGTATATCTATTATTGTCTGAAATGTTTTGCCGCTATCGTGACTTACTAAACCTTTTACATTTTCTAATACAAATACTTTAGGCTTGTTAATTTTTATAAACTGTGCTACATTATAAAAAAGTGTACCTCTTGTATCTTCAAAGCCTTTGCGTTTACCTGCCATACTAAATGCTTGACAAGGAAAACCAGCTACATATAAATCTAATTGCTCTACCTCTTTATGATTTCTTTTAGTTATGTCGTTGTAAAATGTTTTAGTATTGTGTAATTGTTTAAATGATTGTCTTGCATATTTATCTATTTCACATGCAAAAACTGAAACAAAATCTATACCTAAATACTTTAAAGCCATTTCAGGCGCACCAATACCACTAAAGTCTGTACCTAGTTTCATTTTAAACGCTTTGCTTTACTAATAGTGCTTGCTATATGTTTTTGTGTTTGCTTGTGTAATTCAAAATCTGTTATTTGGTTTTGCCTACGCTTTATTATAGCATCAGTTTTATAGTCTTTTAGCCACACACTCCATGTGCGAACATTTATAAATACACTTGTACCATCTTCTGCTTTTCTTAGACCTTTGTTTAT